TAAAATTGAGTTGGATAAGACCAACTCTAAGATACGAATTGATCTGCGGCAAACTCCTGCCGCTTGTTAATTGATTGCAATTAACATTATACCTATCATGGTATATATAGTGGTACCCATCCTAAGAAAAAGTAACACGTAAAATCTTCAGCTGCTGAAACAAACATATAAGTATGACTGTTCACAGATGAAAGTCCATCACGTACAAAGCCATAGATAAACACTGGCTCCTCCAATTTGAACGTCGACGTGATTGGACTAGTTGTTTGGACGATTTGGAACTTATTTGTAGTTTGATAAGGAACTTCAAACTCTAATAATGGATTAATATTGGTGTGATTAAAAGTACTACCACACATAACATGCGTTCCGATGAGGGTTCTAATACTATCTCTCCAGGCTGCTGCGTTAGTATAACCAAACACATCTACGTCCCAAGAACTACCAGAATAAATATAATCTCTCATTGCCATCACCATGCCCTTTACAGTTCCACAATTCAGTATCTTCCATCTTATACCTCCTTTATAACCACTAAATGCCAGCTTAACATAATTAACCATTGTCATATCACAATCATTAGCAGTAGCTCCAGTTCCAGGAAATCCATTTAACATATTTGGAAAATATGGTTGTGCTGGATGTGTATATACATAGCCTTGATTATCAGGTTGAAGAACAATAGTAGAATAATAATTGTCTCTTTTGACCAAATTTCTAAAGCTAGTAATTGTTTCTCCCATATACAACTTATTTCCCATGGGAATCATCTCATGACTATGTGACTCACTACGCAAGCCTGACCCGACATCATCTGCTACCTCTAGACTATTAGAAAATGGCATCTCTATACCTGCTTGCGGTACAACAGTCGAAAAATTAGCAATATTTGTAGGTACTGCCACTTGAAAGTCATCGCCTGCTCGCACATAACACACCACATGTATGTCATTATTAAGAGTCTCATCGAACGTAGGAGTAGTTAGGTCGTTAAGCACATATATCGTTATCAACCCATTGTTAACAGCATCAGTAGATCCGGATGTTTGCAAAGGGCTAGGGCTAAACATCACTTCTGTATACCATGGTTGAGCTGCTTCAGTTAGCCATTCTCTTTCTTGATAATTGCCTATCTTAAGCTCAAAGTCACTAGTTTCGCCTATATCTACAACATGAGTAAAATGCACGTTGTCTTCATGTACCGCGACTGAGTCTTTGGGATCATAAACTATTAACAATCTACCTCTATGGAAAGCTGATTTAACTATCTGAAATCGATATATAATAGATCCAGACCAATGCTTAAAGCAAGCTGCAACACCACACATTGCTGTCATATGTGTCTTAGCTGGAATACCTACACTACGTGATAAATAAGGAGAAACCTTATAATTCATCAACATAGTACCAGGTGCTGCGCTTCTTGACCATATAAACCTATTCAAGTATGAATCTCGACCGGCAATACTAGTAAATGATAATTCATCATCTGCCTTAAGATTAACGTCTAAAGGTGATATAGATGTTTCTTGTTTAACATCTAACGTTAATTTCATAGCACTAGACGTAGTATTAGTAACTGCCATTGAACCGACTATGCGAGGAACTAAAGGTGCCGGTTCGGCTACCGCAATAGGTTTACTATATCCCAATGCAGATGCTACACTACTTGTAATTGTTGCTGCTTTCTCTACCGCCGATGCATATGGTGCTAGAACTGGAATCTGCTTAACTGCACTAGCGACATTAGCTATATTTGTAGCTGTCTGACTAATCGGCTTGTTAACACTTTCACACTCTCGACCACTCTGTGGAGTTATAGAAGAAATATTTCTTATCGTAGGCCCTTGTAAATCGACCTCTTCAAACCATGCATATACTGTTATCGTTACAAATTGTTGAGCTACCGCTAAATTCTGATTAGCATGTTTGAGATTAACTACAGCATTGAATGCTAACTCCCCTAATTTCCATTGTTCAGGATCTTCCGTAAGGGAGAGGTATGTCCATGGATAATAGAACGGTA